TTCTGTAAGCGTTGTTGACTCATACGTCCACCCATATAGTCTCAGTTGGGAACCTCGCGGCATCAAAGGAAATAGCGTCAGACAAGGAAGACTTAGCAACACCCATAAGCATTGCAGCAGTAGTTCCTCCTGTCTCACCACGCTCCTCTACAGCCATAGCGTGTGCAAACTGTACGATGGGTAAGCTAGGTGCCTTTAGTCCCTGAGTATCGCTAGTAAGCTCTTCAGTCCTGTCAACAATGGTAAACTGTAAGCTGTACGCTTTGTCAGGAGTAGGGTATAAGCTAAAGTCCACACCGTTGTTTGCCGAGTTAAACCCTGTGTAAACGTAATGTGAAGGAACAGTATTAACAGCAGGGTTGATGTATTGATTACTCTGTAATGCTAACTGAGTCCCTAAGTTGACATAACACTTCTCAGTTGAGTTAGTTACGTTAAGTGTTTTAAACGCTGTGCTGACGTTAGGGATACTGTAGTTAGGCTGACCAACAACTGTAGTTACTACCTTAGTTTCACGTAGGCTTGACCAATCCCAAGCGTCCTCCACCATACGGTTAGCGTCATTAACAAACTCACCAACCAACCGTGAGTATAAAGTTTCATCTACGGAACTGACTGTGTTCTCTCTAAGTCTTTTTAGCACTTTGTTTACTGCTTGTAAATATGTCATTAAACTGTATACCTATCAAGTGGACTAGTGAAAGGACTTGCAAACAAATCCTGCATTTCTTCTTCTTCTTCTTCTATCTGTTGTTGCTCTGGCTGTACTACACGCTCTACGTTAGTAAACTCAACGGGAGAGAACTTAAACAACTCATCTCTAAACAAACTGTCCGTTGTACGTGTACCTGAAGGCTGACCTCCGCCTCCTCCTGCCATAGCACCTGTCAGCATAGCGCCTCCTCCGGCCATTAGAGCGTCTTTAGCAGGCTGTAGTAGGGTATCATCAATAAACCTACCAACGTCCTGTAAAGGCTCTTTAAGAGGCTCTGCTGCGTCTGCTATACCTCTGCCTATATCTCTGGCTGTGTCTTCAATAGCTTTGATACCTTCAGGGGTGTCAGGGAAGTCCGTACCTTCAGGCAGCGCGTCCTTAATAGGTTGTAAGTACTTATCATCAAAATCTCTACCTACTGTTCGTAGAGTATCTTCTAATTCTCCACCTATGTTAGCCTCTCTTGCCCATTCTCCAACACCTGATTCCAAAGCAGAATCAAAGTCTTCACCAACGAGTAGCTTATCTACTGTTCTTCCTATACCTGCTAAAACTTCAGGTGAAAGGTTGTCAGCGTTAATCCCTATCTTATCTAGTGTCGAGTTTATAATGTCTCCACCAAACTCGTTTACAAGGAAAGCGGTAGGGTTACCTGTTGCAGCAGCGTTTACTAAACCTTGAGTCTGTCCGTAGGAAAGTCCCCCAATACCTACACCTGCCGGATTAACTTCCGTTGGAGGAGCGGTTACTCCCGCCAAGTTCAAACCTGCTAATCCTAGAGTTGCCCAATCTCCTCCGTGTAATGTCTCACCTGCTAACCCTCTGGCTGCTGTATAAGCTGCCTCGCTCATGCCGCCTGACGCTGCTGCTGCTATTGTACGTAAACCCGGCTTTACAAACTCCTCTCTAAACTGTAACCACTCGGAAGCTTCTGCCAACGGTTCTGTACGAGGGCCAATGTTATCATAATACTGTAATTCTAAACCTTTGGTTTCTAGGTTAGGGTAGTAAGTTCCAGACTGTAGGACTCCTAGGTTGTTTTCAGGGTCAATGCCATTAGGTTGATACGTTACATATATTGTATCGCCTGCCTTGTATTTAAGCGTGGTTGAATCATCCCCTTTATAAATTGAATCTCCTGCAGCCCAATCTCTAGGTGCTTGCGTTTCAACAATCCAAGTTGGGTTTGGATTATCTCTTTGACTCAGGTTCCACTCATCTCTCCAAGCCTTCTCATAGGATTCTTTATCAAGCTCACCGCTTTCCTGTAAGTTATTTAGGTAAGCTACCTTCCCATCAAAGCCTGTTTGTCCCCACTGTTCTTGAAAAGCTGTTGTATTCCCTTCTTCTCTAAGCGTATCAAAAGCCGAGGTAAGGTTATCTTTCTGATTTACAAACTTATCAGCAATAATGTCGTTAGCTTCTTGAGCTGTTCCGCCTTTGTTTAACCACTCCTGCGCTGTCTGCTCGTCAATACCTCTACTGAGCATATTGTTATAGGAGTAGGTGTTGTCGTATTCTTCTGTATCTCCGCTAATTAAACGACCACCAAAGTTAGAGTAGTCACCACCCCTTGCAGCTACAGTATCAAAAGTAACGTTAGATAATGCTTCATCACTATACTGCATATACGGAATATCTTCTGAAGCCAATGTATCTGCATAGGTCAAAGGGTCATCACTATACTTAGCTGTGATGTCCTTACCACCTGCTGATATTCTACCGAAGTCGGCAAAAGGGTCAGAGGACACAACAGGAGCAACAGGAGCAACAGGAGCAACAGGAGCAGTGGTAGGTTCTTCTCGGTATCCTGAGCCTCCACCATAGTTAGTAGTAGCAGGAGCAGAGTCTATAGCAAAAACATCTTCCTCTTGTTGGTCAAAGGTACTTTCTAAGCCAGTAGCCATTACTTAACCCCCTTAGTTTTCTCATATGTACGCAACGTACCTAACCCAAGCATCCCCATCAAGACAGGCAACATAGTTGACAAATCTATAAGGGGAATAGTGATTGTTGAACTGGATAAAGCAAGCGCAAAGTTTGCCATCGGAATAACAAGGAAGTTACCCGCCATTCCAAGGCAACAAGTCCAACCCACAGCGGGTCGCCAACCTGCGACAAATAAGTCCTTGCTTGCTGCTTCAGTTTTGTTCACCTCTATCTGTGCTTGTGCTATTGTATGTGCTTGTGTGGCAATCTCGTGCGCTATACGTTGCTTAGTGTCAGCGTCAGGTATTACCTTATCTAGTATCTTTGTTACTGGCTGTATGAGCGCACTGATGATTGACATTACTCTTTTCCTCTTAACCCTTTAACTGTGTCGGACTCCCAAATACGAAGTCCCATCCACACGATTGTAAACAACGAAGCCACTGGCGGTAACCAAGCAGCTAAGGATAATACCCCTGTTGACACTGCTGCTATGTCCATCATTTCTTTAGTTTCCTCAACCATGATAAAATCCCTTTTAGTTAGTTAGCGGCGCCCACCCAGTGTTGCCGGTAGTTGATATTTTAATGTAAAGATTACCTTCAGCGTTAGAAACAGTACGTAAATACAACGAACCAATGTTTGCTGTAACATTCCCGTTAGGTGTAGTTGAGCCTGTTGTAATAGTAACAGCACCACCAAGTGTAAGACTAGAAGGGTTAGTTCCTATCTCCACTACATTAGAAGCGTCGTCCTCTGTGTATAACCTTTTGTCTATTGTGTTGACAGCTAACTCACCTGTGTCTAAATCTCCACTAGAAGGAGAAGTGCCGCCTGTCGTACTATACTTTGTAATTAATTTAGTAGGCACAATGCCCTCCTATTAAGCCGTCTGTAAAGATAAGTTAGGTGAAAGTTCAGCAACAACACCGAGATGTGGTACAACTACACCTGTACCGCCTCCGTCACTTGGTTTGTTTATCTGGAAAGCAATGCCTTCCCCTGCGTCTAATCTCGTCTCAGTAAAAGGCACTTCAATAATGTTACCTATGCTCCAATCCCCTGTACCGCCTGATGCAGTTGTTTTTGTCTCTACTCTGGCAAGCTGACCACCAAAGGTTCCATCAGCGTTTACTTTAATAAACTGTATCTGAGCATAGTTAGTGTCGTTTGCCACCAGTGCGCTATTGGTTACAAAGTATAGCTTCTGAAAGTACGTTGTGCCTCTAGATACGTAAAGAGAAGTACGAGGGAAAGCAGCTCCTGCGTTTGCATCCTGAGGCTTGTAGATGTTAGCAACAATTACGTTCTCGTCATTAAGATGTTTAATGTCACCTACATAACTAGGGTAGTAAATCTTCTGAGCAACAGCACCTGTCAATACCGTGGAGTCTTGAGAAGTAGCAGTAAACACATAGCCTACAGTATACGTTACGCCTAGAGTTTCAAGGTACGTATTCCAAGCTGCATTACCCGCAGTGCCTAAGTCAAATATCTTGTACTCTTGGCCTTCCACAAAACCACCAGTACCTGCAACAGCTCCAGTGAGGAGCGAAGAATCATTAGCTGTTCCTACAAAGGTGTCACCATACGCCCAAGTCTTGTTTATACCAGTGTATGTAACCCAAGCTGCGTTACCGGCAGTACCTAAGTCTCTAACGACATAAGTGTTTCCTACAGTCCACAGACCTGCTTCTAGAGTAGCAAACTTCTTCTGCCCTGATGGAACAGTAGGAGCCTGTACACCTGACACGCTTAACTGATGTCCTTCGTACATACCGTTGGTTGCGTCAACTTCGATTAAGTTAGCAGTGCTCTTTACAGGAGAATCTACTCGTATTCCACCTCTAAGGTAGTTACGAACAGAAGATGTCTCTGCACCATTAAAGTAAAAATACTTACACTTGTCAGGAGCGTTGCCTGTGAAACCATCAATGTGTAAGGAGGAGCCAGTGTTCACGACAAAGCACTTGTAAGGGACTTCTAAGCCAACCAAATCAACTTGGTCAACACTAACAGAAGCAATCTCAGAACTGCCTTCTACAGCACCCTGCGTTCCTATAATGCACAGGTCAGTTTCTCCTCTCCAAGGTTCACCGTTAGGGTCATTACTTGTAGGTAGCTGAGTGTTAGCGTGAAGGAACAAGTGGCCTATGCGAAGCTTACGCGCTCTGTTGGATACGTTAGGGACAATCTTTAATGCCTTACCACGAGGGTAGATAATACGTAATAGAGGGAACCAGATGTTGTTGTCACCTTGGTTAGAACCATTACTGCCTATCTCCATAGCGGCATCGTCATACTGTACACCGCTAATCAAGTTACGGTTGCCACAGTTCTTTATCTGAATGTTTTCAAACGTACTCTCACGGACAGTATCAGAAGTATAGCCTACTGCTGCCACTGCACCTGTCATGGTAGCACCGTTATCTACAGCAGTGAATGTTGAACCAATTCTGTAAGTAACGCCTGTAGTGCTGAGGTAAGCATTCCATCGTGCCTGAATAGCTGCTTCCTTCTCATCTTCGTCATCACCTGTTGCAGTACCTAGGAAAGCAATCTTGTACTCAGTTCCTGACACCCAAGAGCCTGCGTTTA